GTGTTAAAGGCTTCTCAAAAAAACTGCCACCTTTGCGTAAATTGCACGATTTGCACAGAACCTGCAAATTTTCCTCTAGATCACTGCCACCAAGCCTTTTCGGCACAATGTGATCGATGTGCATCATGCCTTCACTCTCACCGCATTGTTGGCAACAATATCCATCACGTGCCAGGATTCTTTCGCGTATGCGACGCCATCCCTTACGGTCTGATGATCTCCATGCCTTAGACATTAGAACCAATCCTTATCCTCATGATGAGTCCATGCGTTACACATTGAACCATAACGATGGCGTATGTACCGAATGGTTTCATCTATCTGCCTATAAGGGTCTAGGCGTCTATACCATTGCGACTTCATCTGCCCTAGCCCGTAATGACTGCCATTGACTGCATCAGGGTTCCACCTGGATTCCTTAGTAATGATCTTTAATAGGCATTGATATTGCTTGAAATCAATGATCCTTGAATGTGCATATAGTTTTAGATAGTCCGTTTGTGTAGCTGCGTTTACGGGTTGCATCGGTATTTGCAAGACGCCTAGTAATAGGCACAAGGGTGGCACTAGCCGAAATCGCCTAAGCAAGCGATCCGGCTCACCGGCTTGCTTTAAGCGAGTCCAGCGTACCGATGATGTCAAATACATTGCAAGAATGTGGATAACTTGAACGGGGCTTCGGCGTGTTGTCCACAGGTTATCCACAGGCTTCATTTGTCGCCACCCCAGCCCTTACCCTTGAAATGGATGGGTGTTGACGTCCATATTCGTTCCATGGTAACCATGCAATACGGGCAACCAGGTGGCGTGAAATCCTCATCGAATCCAGCCTTGACCGGCTTTACCGTTGAACACACCGGGCATTTGAATTCATAGATCGGCATCATCGACCTGGAAACTGGCAATGCCCAATGTGCCGCATGATAGGCATTCCACGCAATGAACAAATGGTGGCAGGTTATCGGTCACCTTCACAATTTTGTGATCGGTTGATTTTTTTTCAACCCTGCAATCAAGCCTGATAATTTCTAGCATAAATGCTCCTATTCAAATTCTCGATGGGATTTAAATCTGATGGATTGATCCAATAGGAACCATCACTGCGTTGCCTGGATGGTCTGCGTGCCATCCCGATGGGAATCCATCCAATGATGTAGTAATTCGGCGAATTGCCAGTGACAAGAACGGCCACATCATCAGCCCGATCACGATCACGCAGGATCAGGCACCCTTCCTTCCATGGTGTGTGTTTGACTTCCAAATTCCAACCCACATCGGCCTGATTTTTGAATGTGTTGACGGTGGCCTTCCATTCATCAATTCCGAAATATTTTGCAACGGCGTTTTCGGCTCCAATGGCTTCACTGCTCCTGGCAATGTCTTGAAACAGGTTGAGTTTCTGCACCGCGTAATCCTTCAACCCTTCCGCACCAACGGCCCGATCCAGCGCAGCTTTAGCGCACGCCATTTCCTGATCATGCGACAATTTCACCAATATCATTTGCATTCACCACATTCCCAAATGAGCAATTCGCCTAAGTGAGTGATATATCGGCCAAATTCAAGCGGTTTCCAAATCTCACATCGATCACACCATTCAATCGAAATTGGATTTGCTTCTTTAATAACTGTTCCATCAGCCTTAAACACGGTTTTTTCTCCGGTGGCAATTTTGATCATTTCCATGTCACCCATGATCACACCTGCGGTTTCCACTGCATATCGGATGAACGGACGTACCAAATCGGGCCACATTGGCTCGCCTTATTTTTCTCAGGGCATGAATAGTTGGCCCATTCTTTACCCGTTTTGGCCGATACGCCTTCACGCCAAATTCGGTGTCCGTGGACGCATGTTGGGGCTTCTGCGACCATTTCCCCACCTAGTTGGGTTTTGATCTCCTGGATGGCACTGGAGGCCGTAGCGAACCCATCCTCGCCAAATGGCCTTGCCCACGGATCATCCTCCACGAATGATTTTGGCAGCTGATCAACCTGGATCATCGATTCTTTCGATGCCTTTTCCTCGGTTCCCAAAACCACGGATGCGGCACGTCCTATTGCGCTGCTGACCGTATCCTCGACGTACCAGCGTTTCATTGTTACGTTGTAAGCGGTCACCATGCCGTGTGCATAATCGATGGCGGCTGGCTTCTCATCCTCATAATGGCGAAAGATTCGGCACTCGATAAGAATGTAACCCTTTTCCGGATTCCAATCGATGATGGATGTTTCTATCCGGTTAGTCGGATAAGTGGCGTGCAGTCTGATGACCTTCTGATTTACCGTTTCGTAATGGTCCAGGAATGACATTATTTGGCCACCTTAGATTTGCCCATTGCCATGCCGATTGATCGGCCATGATGGTAACCGACGGATTTGCCGTCACGGTAGCCCATCGAATACAAAATTGTTCCGATTGATAGTTGCGCCAATATGGCGAAACCGATGATTTGTTCCATGCTCATTTTTTCTCCCGATGGCAGTTGGTTGGTCTGCCTGGAGATAATGTGACGCATCGGACCGACAAAATCAAGATTCACGCCTGATTTTCGGCGTGTCTAACCCTTCGGATGGTCCTTCAAATGCTCGATGAGCAATGACCGGATTTCCCGTACATCGCCGCGGATACCCTCGGCAAACCCATTTGATATGGGCCGGGAATTGCGTTCGGCCTTAGCTGCGAAAATGGCCGCAATCGATGAAATCGTTGCAGCGGCGATTAGTCCAATCGCGGCGATTGTTTCGGTCATTTGTCATTGTTGCCGAATGCTGCATCATTTGGATTTAGGTACCTGAGAATTACCGGGGCCACGGCGGCAACGCCTGCCATTGCGATGGCTTTAGGATCAGTCACGCCGGCCATGTAAACGGCCAAACCAGCGGCTAGGAATGAACGCAACCATGAGGCTGCCATCGCTTTAAATTGATTCATTTTGATTTCCCTAACTTCTCCACTAGCGCAGCGGCTTTCGCTGGCGTCAACGCGATTTCGAAATGCATTTCATCTTTGCGGTTTCGGTAATCGCCTCCCCAAATTAAACCGTATTTCTTAGCCAATGCACGGATCATTGGAACTTTCTCATTTGGGAATGTTCCAACCTTGCCCAATGGGTGACGTGTGGCATTTAGATCGATGGCCGTTCCGCTTGAATGATTGCTTAGTTTATCCGTGGCACCTCGTACCATTCGGAAACAATAGCCCCAATCATCTAGGCCGCCTTCATCGATGGGTTCGATCAATTCGTGAAATTCAGCTGCAAAACCTACCAATAAAGGTGCAACCGCTTTGGCACAATGCAATTTGATTTTAGTGCCTGGTACCAAAAACGTTTCAATACCTAATTCGGCCCGGTCTTTACTCGCTATCCATCCATTCTGCGATTTCAGTTGCACAGGCTTCACACTCCCAACGTTTCAAATCGTTGAGTGTTAATTCCTCATGTCCACATTGGGGCATTGGTGGAATAAATGCATCATCAATCGGATCGTACGTGTAGCCGATGCCTGCGTAGTTATACCGAATTTTGCCATTGTAACTCGTTCGCACTGCGCCGTAGTATTCCTCCCATGATGTCACGCCATCAATGAGGTCATTTTCATCTCGGCCAACGATCACATTGATCACGACATTGTTTTCGTCCAAATATGCGTAGTGTGCCATTATGCGAACACCACCGTATCTGATACGCCAGCCGCAGTGACTGTCGAAATTTTGAAACCGCCTGATGATGACGTCGATTGGGTAACTCCACCAGAAAATGTTGCCGTTAAAGTGTCAGGATATTTCAAAACAACAATTCCGGAACCACCTGCGCCGTTGCTATTATTCGGAGGTGCATATCCATTACCGCCGCCGCCGGAACCAGTGTTTACACTTCCATCCGTTGCGTTAAGACTTCGAGTACCGCCAGCACCGCCGCCGCCTGAACCACCTGCGCCATTTGATAACTGACCGCCGCCGCCGCCGCCTGCTCTAGTCACGCTAGATCCGGTGATTGATGATGCGACACCATCTCCACCCACGGCACCGCCATTTGTTGCACCTCCATTGACTCCGGCAGTGGATGCACCGCCGCCGCCGCCAAATGATCGGTAGGTTGCGTCATCGCTAACGCCGCTACCGCCTGCTCGGCCTTGATTAGTAGTTCCAGCACCGCCGGCTTTTGTACCGCCGCCGCCGCCGCCGCCACCGCCTGAACCACCGGAACGGCCCACGGAAGCATCAACAGCACCACCACCGCCGCCTGTCGATGTAATTGTGGCAAAAATCGAATTTGACCCATCACTTCCAAAAATTCCACCAGCGCTGCTGCCTGACCTCGGTCCACCTGCGCCGACTGTCACCGCATAAGAAACTCCGACATTTAACGTCAATGGTGTTTCAGCTGATCCACCACCACCTGATGATTCTCCAGATACTGAGCATCGATAACCGCCAGCACCGCCGCCACCACCACCACCGTTGGATTGTCCACCAGATGCGCCACCTGCAATGACCAAATAATTCATTGTAAATGTTCGCGGATAATTCTGTGAGGCAATAATTCCCAAAACGTTCATTAGGCAATGTCACCAATCACTGTGAAAGTGTTTGAGCCGGTACAAATAACCGTGGCCGCTGAATATTTGGCACGCAATTTTGGTGCATTTCCTCCCGTACCAGAACCGGTTGATGTAATTGTCACACCTGCTCCCTGAGAAAATGTAACCTGTCCGGCTCCAATTTGTTGCAGATTGATTTGTTGACCGCTTGAAAATACTGATGGAGGAATTGTCACTGTGATCGCTGATGCATTTGAACACGTAACCAATTTTCCAGCTGCGTCAGCCAAAACCAATGTGTAAGTGGTTCCGGTTTGTGCGTTAAATGTCAATGTGTTTGCAGCGGTAAAATCTAGCGAAACGGTAACGTCTCCTGAGGTGCCGCCACCTGATAATCCTGTTCCGGCGGTTACTCCCGTGATATCTCCAGGGTTTGGCGAAACCCAGGTGAAATCCATATCCGTGTTTGACGTCTTTGAAAGGATTTGACCAGTTGTGCCGCCTAATAAGTCGGCCATCGATGTTGCAACCGCTTGACCGAAAACCTCGAAATCGGCAGGCAGGTCCGTGACCAAATCTGTGTTTGTTGGCATCTGCCACGAAAATGGTGTTGTTGGATTGCTCATGTTTTCCCCTTACGCCACCAATGTGGCATTTATCCAATCTAATGTAGGACTGACCGTGTTCCATTGTTCGGTGACTGGCACCGAATTCCAGCGCATTGCCTGCAAACTGAATGATATCGGGCTCATGATTAAAGTGACGGCAAGCGTGTTGTAATTCGCCGAAAATGTCCATCCCTCGACAAATCCCAAAAATTCACCGCCGTTCATATTTAAAGGCAGATTGGCTAGGTTGACCGGCATTCCCATGAAAACGCCAATGAGTGAATTTCGGTCCGAATCCGATATTTCAGGATTAGTCAATTCCCACGTCACCGCGTTAAACGCCGCACGTGGATAGGCACGCAGCGTCAAATAGAATTCGGCCTGATCCTCGGCATCAGCGGCATTGTGAAGGGTTGTGGTGACAATTTGAGCCAGGGTGCCGTAAAGGCTGATTGATGTTGGATCACTGGCAGATTCTTCCGATGATGAGGTGGCATCATATTTCACCGTTAAACTGTTTCGAACATCACCGGCACGCGTAATCATTGAAATGCCACGTGCCAGGGCATCGTTCGCGGTTAGATCGACGTATCCGTTAGCGGCCAAATATGCACTGCGGTGGTCACTGTCTGCGTACCCGATGCGCCCGGCAGAATCTTCAAAAATGTAGCCCAATCCCGATGTGGCCAATGCTGAAACCAATGAATAAACATCGGTTCGGTTTGATGTACGGGCTGCCAGTTCATAATTTCCGGGCTGATCGATTTCGCCGAATCCTGAATTTTCTGCATTGTTCCACTGTGTCGCTGGATCGTATGTGTTCCATTGCAATGCCCCTGGTACTTCTGCCCATGTATCGAACAAAACCTCACGCAAAATTGTTGCAATTTGTGTGCCGTCATAATCTTTAGATAGAACGCCATTTGTCAAAACTTTAGGCAATCGGGCCAATGCACCCAATGCAGTGATTGCAATGCGTTGAGTGAAACCAATACTGCCCGATTCCGAAATGGTCACGCCTAGATCGACCACATTGCCACCAAATATCGGAACCAAAACATTTGATGAGTTATACACCGAAATTCCGATTGAATCATTGATTTGAAATGGAATGGACGCCTGGTCAAAATTGATCAATTCCATTGAAACGTAGCCGGCCTGCGCCTGCTCATAAATATTTGTTCGACCCGATGTGATGCTGAGATTGGCTAACGTATAGTTTGTGTAATTGACACCGTTGATTTCAACGTACCAAATGGGTGACCATTGGCTCATGATGTCACCAGCTGACCGGCTCCACCCGTTCCACGATAAAATGAATCATTCAAAACATTAATGATTGTTCTGGCCGTACCTTCTGGATCGATAGCACCGGATACGTTCAAATTGATGACCGTTCCCCCACCCATTGCCCCGTTTGGAATGATCGATCCGTTTGATCTAGGCGTGAAAATTTCAGGGCCACGTTCACCGACTAGGTATGACGTTCCACGCGATACCGGACCACCGTTGGCCCTACCACCGCCAAATGCAGTTTCCAATGCTCCACCGATAAATTGTGTCACCGGATTGTTTTTAATGAAATTCACGATTGCTTTGATTGCGTTGAACGCCTTATTGACCAAATCAACCAGGGTGGCGAATAGATCAATCACAATTCCGATTGCAGAACCCAATGCACTGAACGCGGCTCCTAGAATTTTGCCGATCACGGGTGCATATACGTCACGAACAAATGTGGCGATGGCTTTGAACAATGTGAACAAGGGTGCCAGTTTTTCGCGGTTTTCCTCGATCTTGCCCGTTACCTTTTCAAATGCGGATCGCAGCCCATTGATAATTGGTGTCAAATAACTTTGTAAGGCCGGGATAATATAATCCGTGATAAATGCCCAAATGGCCTGAAATGTTGGAATAACAAAATCCTTGATGTATCCGGTCAACGCTTGAAAAACCGGTGTAAGTTTTGGCCCTAACTCCTCAGCCAATGCCTGAATTGTTGGAATAACTTTGTCAACAAAACCGCTGACCAATGGCGTGATTGCATCGAGTACAAATGCCCCGACGGTTTCCTTGCCTTCATTGAATGCAACTTTCAATCGATCCATTTTGCCGGCGAATGTGTCAGCCTTTGCAGCTGCCTGGCCACCAAATGTTTCAGCCAATTTGGCGGTGATTTCCTCCATGGACATTGTTTTCAGTTCGGCGGCTGATAGGCCAATTCCCAATTTTGCCAATGATGACGCGTTGCCTTCCTGCGCTTTCGCCATGGCATTTGTTACCGCTTCGAGTGACTTACCTGATCCAGCGGCTACATCGATGGCGGTTGCTTGCAATTTAAGGGCTGCGTCGGAATCACCGGTTGCACGAACCAGGCGTTCAAAACTAGGACGCAATTCATCATCAGTGAGGCCAGTCAACAATGATGTTTTTGTAATCTGTGATTCGATTGCCGCAATTTGTTTGTCCGTTGCTCCCGTAACGTTGACCAGCGTTCCGGCTAATTTAGCCTGGGCCGCTTCATCCTCGATTGCAGCCTTGACGCCATCGACCAATAGTTTGCCGGCATAAGCCGCGGCGGCTACTCCAGCGGCTGCGAATGCTGCACCGGCTACCTTGCCGAATTTTCCTAATTTGTCACCAAATGATGAAACGTCATCGGCACCTGCATTGAGGTTTTTCTTTAGATTGTCAACATCACCCAGAATGGAGAGTTTCAGCGTTCTTGATCCCTGACCAGCCATCACCACTCCTTCGCAATTTTACTGAACGAATTTTCCCATTCGTTGATGATATAAGGCTGTTCGGCACGCAGGGTTGGATAAATAAACCAACCGCGTGAACCTCGACCCTCACGGCCTGACCACACCGGGAATTGCTTAAACTTATTCGATCCGAATTCCGATCCACCCCATAAATCACGGGTAGTTGCACCGCCTGAGAATTTTTGCGATACGAAACCAAATGAAATTTCACCGATCTTGCTTGACTTGCTCACCCTGGAACCCTCGGCAATTCGGGTTGCCACATTCCTTGATGACAAACTGCCAGCCGTTGATGAGATTTTAACCTTGAGATATTCAGCCAATGCACCGGAAACCTGTTTCGCTTCCTGCGTTGCCTGTTCATCCATTGCCTTGAATGCACCGACAATTCTGCGCAGCTCGCCTTTATCGTAGGCAATCGCATCATCGGCCATTTCGCTGCTCCAATATCTCCAACGCGGTGAGTATTTTTTCGGCGGTATCCCATTCGGTCATGGGAATCTGCGTGGCAATCGCTAGTTCGATAACTAGCCGGCTGAGACTGCCTCGCTGGTGGCTTTTGGGTCGGAATCCGCAAACGTTACATCGGACACGGTTTCGGCCCACACTTCAAATGGCTTGACCGGTTTTCCAGCGTTTTCACGTTTCATGGCGTTGTAAGCCAGGAATAACAAATCACTGATTCCGATTTCATTAGCCTGTTGAATTGTCTTGCCTGTTTTGTTTTCCCATTTCATCCATTCAGGTGGGGCAGCCACATAGGTGGCCACCTCACCGGACTGAAATTCAATCGTGATTGCGGTTTTCATTCTCCCGATCTCCCTTTATTAGTCTAACGCCGGCGTGGTTACGCAGGTGAATGCTAGTGAGGCAGTTAGCGCATCAGGCGCAGTTCCACCCAACGATGGGAAAATTGGCTGCACTTCAAATGCATAGGCAACGCCTGCGACTGTGAAAACAACCGGCAACGCGGTATTTGGTGTCGTTGCAGCTGCGTTCCATAGTGCCTCACACAATGATGTGGCTGCGCCAAAATCCTGCAACATTTCAACGTTGAACGTTCCCTGTGTGTCGGTGGTGTAGTACGCCTTACCATCAAGGGTTTGATAGGTGTTGATAGTTGATTCAATTTCAAGCGTTGCCGATGTGGCTTGAGCATCATAAGTATCACCATCAATGGTGAATGTTATGTCTCTACCGGTGATGATAGTCGTCATGTTTGCTCCTTAGTTGTTTTCTTGAGTGAAATAGGTTGACACGTTCAAATCTGCGACTAACAAATTGGATGCGCCAACGGAAATGACTGACGGCCTTTGAACGTCGCCGACGACGTACCCTGGAGGCATTGCCCCCAAAATGCTGATAATTAGGGCTTCGAGTTGATCCAATGCCCCTGAATTGGAATTGTTGGCAACCGCTGCGGTGACCACAAAATTGACCTTGACCTTAGTGACGGCCCCGTTGATCAATGTTGATTCAAGCCACGGCGAATCCGGAATGATCACACACGCAGGTGGGATGACCGCCTCCGGTGCTACCGGGTAAACCGATGCAGCTACGCCGGCCAATGCCGTTGCAAGATCGTTGCGAACGTCTAAGAGTGTGGTTACTGGCATATTGAGTCCACGTCATAAAATGCTGAAATTAACCCGATTACACGATTTTGGAGTGACCGGCCCATTCTGTACGGCGTCGGTTGAAAATCAACGCCTTCAATTTGGCCACCTGGTGCAGTAATACTTTGAAAAATTTCAACCGACACAATCAGAATGGCTTTATTGACTGCCGGAACTGTTGCATATATTTCGGCGGCTGAACCGCCATCGAGTGTGACCGTTCCCGCTGGAATCACCGGAGTGAGAATGCGATCAGCTTCATCGACCACGGCAGTGACTTCAAATGGTCGAACGGAATGATTGCTGACTGTGTACGGCCCATCAAGGCCGCCGCCAATTCCTGCGAGAACGATCCCCTGTCCCTCGACGAAATAATTTGGTCGCAGTGTATCAATGTATAAAACATCATTCACAACGCGAGTTGAAACCACTGCGCTTTGATATTGCGTAAGCATTGGCAAGATCGTGATTTCGGCAGATTCAATGATTGAATCGAGATACGCATCCGAAAACAAGGATTCGGAAACGCCAAGCACCTGACGCAATTCATCAGCGGTCACAATGTCTGGCATTTCCGGTCCTTTCGTCTGCTCGGCCTGTTCGGGAGTGACCAGGCCGATGATTAGTGTTTTATGAATTAGTCCTTATTGAACGCGTATGCACCAGCCGCAATTTTCGTGGCCGTTGCTCCGTAGCCGTACATAAGAATTCCAATGCTGCCATCGGAAATGATGTTTGTACGTAGTTCCAGGCGTGGTGATTCGTACCATGTATAAGCGTCACGGTTGATGACGTACATTGAATCATCACCTAATCCTGTCAGTGCAGTGTCAACCCATAGATCGACGCCGTTTACTGAACCACGCAAGCTGCGAGGCTGAGCATTTCCGGCTGCGTTCTGAGGTTGCAGCGCATTATAGATTGGTCGGCCATCAACGTTGAATGACATGATGCGGCCCCACATTTCAGGGCTGACCACGATTGCGTCAGCGAATTTGAATGTGTTTGCATAAACGCTAACTGCACCGGCTGAAACCCATGCAAGCAATTCTGCGGCGGTGATGTCTGTGCCATAACCGGTTGCAGTCTTTGTTGCGCCTGCGAGGATTTGTGCTGAGTTATATGCGTTGGTCGCACGTGCATATTGTGATGATAGGTTTGAGATCAATTCGCTGAAAAATAGTGGATCGCTGCGATCCGCTAATTCAACGGACATGACCTGGCTGCCCTTGAATGACTTTACGTCAACGTTGATGAATTCTGATTCCATGACTGTTGGTGTAACAGGATCGAGTTCATCGATCTGCGCAACCGCAGGCAAGACTGAAATTTTTGGAATCTGGAAAACAAGGCCAGCGGTAGGCAGGGTCCCTGTTGAAATCGAATCGATTGATGCTCGAACATCGTTTGCAAGACCGTTGACCACTTCACGCAATTGGCGTGTTGGGATCAATCCTGGATTATCTGTTGATGCGGTTGCAGCTGCAATGAATGCACGTGACTCCTCGGAACCACGGGTTGCCGCGACTTTGTGCATCAAATATGTTTCAGGTGAAACGATTGGGTTGCGTGTTGCAATGAAATTGACTGGCTTTGGTGCTGATGATGCCTGAACTACTTCAGCCGCTTCTACCGTCTCGGCGGTAGTTGGCTCGTTGACGGTGTTTTCCACGGCGTCTCCTTCTGTTGATGGTGTGGGTGTTGCTTCCGCGTCATCATTGGATGGCTCGGAATTTTCTGGTGCGGTAGTCGCTGCGACATTTGATACACGTGCCGAATCAAATGCCGGATTGTGTGTCAATGCGACACCGACCAAATCTGCTGAATTGACGACCATTGTGCCGTCCTCGTTATATCCAAAATCGTTTGCATTGGCTTCCACTGAGAATCCGTCGCGTAATCCGTCCATTGCTTCCTGGATGGCGTCCGAACCTGCGGTGGTTTTTGAAATTTTAAATGTTGCCTCGATTGATTTTCCATCGGGTGCAAATTCCATGCTAAGTGTTTTTCCAATTGGACGTGATGCATCATGTTCCAAATTCAATTTAACATTCGCTGGATTTAATGATCCAGATTTGAACATCACCTTGCCAGTTGATGCGTTCGCCGGAACGTCGAATTCAACGATCTTGCCGGTGATTGTTCGTGCCTCGGAATCAGCTGCCGTGATTGTGAATGGTGTTGTGACTTTCATTTAATCATTTCCTCCGCGTTTCGTATTTCCTCGACTGTGATGGCAGGATTGCCGTTAGCATCCACGATGGAATTCAGGGTTTTGTAAATGTTCGCACGTTCAAGATCGCTGCCGCGTAGGTAATCGGATAGGTCGTACCGGACTTCCTGCGTTGACGGAACAAAATCTGGCATTGATAAACGTTCGGTAATCGAGGTCATCAACGGAATGAGTGAGAAATCGAGCAAGGTTTGACGTTGCGTGGTCGCGTTTGAATACGTCATGGATGATCCGGTGTTTGCGTCCACGTAATACGCCGGAATTCCACACGCACGTGCAATTTCGGTGGCTATGTACGATCTTGCAGCTGCTAACTGTAATTTTTCAGGATCAAATCCCACGGTTTCGAGTGTCACATCAGCGTTCAGGAATGCCGTGCCACGATTGCGGCGTGCAGTTGCCCATGAATCAAGCAATTTTGCAATTCGATCTGCTGGTAATGCCGTGCCGTTGGATTTCAACACCATTGACGGAATCGGTTCGCGTGCGTACATCGCAGCGGCACGTTCTAGTTCCGCACCCGTGCGGATTGTTCGGCCTGCTCGATTCAACACGCCTTCATCATTGCCGTTGAATACAACCAACGAACCTAATCCTGAATTTGGAACAGGTGATCCGTCAACCATGTAGTATTCAATTTCAGTTGCCAATGAATTTGTTTGAATGGTCACGCGTGATGGATTGACGCGTTGCACACTGCGAACGCGATTTGTATCAGCGAAAAATTCTGTGATCTGCCAATATGCGTAACCATATAGAAGTAAATCCTCGCAGGTCCACACGTATGTGGCCGATCCTGGAACGCGTGGGTCCGGTGTACGAATAACGCGTGGCGTTGCATCCTCGATTTCAAGGCCCGTTGATCTGTCAATGACTTCAAGGCCAATCGATGCAATCGATGAACAAATGATGTTTCTTGCACGTGCGCCGGTTGGAACACTCATGAATTCTTCACGCGTTGCAGTGTTTGCACCGCCGAAAAATGGTGTCAATGAATCCAACGTGGTCACGGGTCCAAGCTGCGCAGCCACATCAGGTCCGGACGGTAGCCCTACCGTTTGAACCTGACGCGTTGCGAAAATGTCACGAATTCCCATGCCTAGATTTTCTCAGGTTTATAACACTATCCAACCATGATGTCGGTTTCCGTCTCCGGGCGTGTCGCAAAATGTGTGCATAACGCGGTGGCCACACTGGCACACACCGCCGTTTGCGACGCACGCCGTCCAATGACCCAACCGCCATCACCTCGACGCAGTTGCACCGCACTGAGCATTTGTGCCGTCAATTCCGGTTGATTGGTATGACGCAACCTGCCCGAATTTATTGCACCCAGTAATTCGTCACACGATTGTGGATAAGCCGCGTCCATGTCATAAATCGGAATGCCAGCCGGTTGCAATCGTGCAGCCACGGCCCCACTGGTTTTCCTGGAATACAACAAATGTTCAATGGGATACTTTCGGCAGTAAAACGCGGCGTCATTGGCAATGGCCCGGTCATCGAGTTGGCGTTCATTCTCCCAGGTGTGGAGTAACTTCACCACGAATCGTTCATCGCCTAGTTTCTGCGCACCGACCAACGCACAATGGCGGCGATCCGGTGAAATATCCAATGCCAACCACGTGAGTTTTTCGGGATCGAGTTCGAGTTCAGGTTCGGCGCATCCATCCCACGCAGCCTGATTTATGATGGACGAAATAGTTTGCACCCATCTGCACAATACCTCGGTTTGTACGACTTCGGGTGGGTCTTTCAAAACGCTGCGAATGTTATCGATGTGGATTGTGTGGCCCAGTGCCGGATTGGCCATTGCAAAATTCTCGTCCGTCAATGCGTCGGATGCACCTGACCATTCGAAATATCCGATGTCATCAACCACACCCGACGCAGCGGCGATTCCCCGTTCGCGTAGTAAATTTAGCACTTTCGAGTGTTGGTCACCTGCGTTCGAATAGGTCATGACCATCGGGTTTTTCGCAGCGAGCAAGGTATAGCGCAGCGATGCAAACGATTCCAGTTCGTGCATCTCTCGCAGCTCATCCAGGTGAACGGTCTCAGGTTTTGAAATACCACGGGCCGCCGATCCTCCAGCCTTGATGATGAACCGGTTGACACCCGTTGATCCTTGAACCTCGATTTCCTCGGAACCGTGTGACCATCGAATGCGCTTTACGCGTTTGGAAAGGTCATCGGATGATTCAATCAAATTGACCAATGCCCGAAATTGCTCCAACGATGTGGCCAATCGATGCGCCGATGCGACCTGCAACGATTCATCCCAGTGAAACAAACCCATCAAAATGCGGCTGAGCATCAACGTCGATTTTCCGGACTGTCTAGCCACCACAATGCAGTTCAGCGGCGTGGCCCATCTCCCATCGGGCTTGACCTTATGGGAGTGAATAGCGGCCCATTCCTGCCAGGGCATGAACCCGTTTGGAAAGATAGTTTTCGCAAAATCGATGAGTTCGGGACCCCTGGACGGTAAATCATTCAATGGTGAGTGGATTCTAGGCGTTGGACTGCCAATGACGGCAGCTGATGACGGTGCCAAAACCGATGTGAGCCGATCTGAGACTAGATCGACCTGATCATGACTGTCTATGACCTGTTGCTCCTTAATCATGGCTAATTGACACGTTTTCGGGGATATAACGTTCAT